CAAGACTGGTGATGAAATGCTGAATTGTATTGCAACAGAATTAGCAAAAGCAGGTCATTATAAAAACCAATCAATTCAACGTTATAAAGTAGCTGAGAATAGATTCTTAGAACACGATCGTAATCTAGACTGTTACATGGAACTGTATAAGTATGGTTATCGCGATCAAAACCGCGTCAATTTGAGACGATATAATCCTTGATTATAGTTGCGATACCTATTATCATTTCTTTATGATTGGGTATCGCAACGCTTGTTATAATCCGAAAGACCAAACAGTAGAAATTTATACATGGTCTGAAGATGGGGATCGTATTTCATATACAACGAAATATTATCCCTATTATTATTTTGAGGATAAAAGAGGAAATGAAGTATCAATTTATAATACTCCATTAGCTAAGAAGTCGTTTAATAATGCTTATGAACGACAAAAATATATTACTGAATCAGGAGTCAGGAGAGTGTATGAACATTTTGGTGCAGTGCAGCAAGCTCTGCTGGATATCTTTTGGCAATATAATGAAACAGATGATTTTTCAAAATTTCCCTTAAAGACTTATTTCATTGATATTGAGGCAGTATGTAAAGATAGATTTCCAGATCCAACATTAGCAGACGTTCCAATTAATGTATTGACTATCTATGATACATTCACAAAGAAATTTTATGCGTGGGGATTGAAACCTTATAAAGCTAAGCGAAATGATGTAATATATTATTATTGCAAATCAGAAGAAGATCTTTTGGCTGGTGTTATTGAATTTTTCAAAAAGGATCCACCAGATGTTCTCTCGGGATGGAATAGCGCAGGATTTGATATTCCATATATTATCAATCGATTAAAGAATATATTCGGCGAAGCTGGTATGAATGAAATTTCACCGGTTAAAAGAACCTACGTAAGAACATTCATTGGTACATTCGGTAAGACACAAGCCAGCTATCATATTGATGGTATTTCGTGTGTTGACTACTTAGACGTATATAAACGATTTTCATTTGCAAATAGAGAAAGCTATAAATTAGATAGCATTGGTGAGTTAGAGCTAGGTGAAAAGAAAGTAGCTATTGAAAAGGATCTGTATGATGTAATGGTTGATGATTGGGATACATTTATAGATTATAACATTCAGGACGTTAATATCTTAGTAAAGTTAGAAGAGAAGTTACAATTTTTGTCACTTATTCGGATGATTTCATATATTGGATGTACCACATTTGAAGGTGCACTAGGTACGCTTGGTATTATTACAGGTGCAGCTGCTATTCGTGCTCGAAAGAAAGGTCAACGTATCTCCACGTTTATTAGAAAAGAAGATGATGGAAGTAGAAATCCTGGTGCCTATGTAGCAGAACCACTGAATGGTTTTCAAGAAGATATTGTATCATTTGACGCTAATTCACTATATCCAAATTTAATGATTTCATTAAACATGTCTCCTGAAACAAAGGTAGGCAAAGTACTAGAGGCAACAGATGATGAAGTAACCATACAGCATGTGAATGGTCAGGTATTCAAATTATCCAAACCAAAATTCGCACAATTTGTTAAAAAAGAAGATATATCTATTAGCAAAGCTAAAGTATTGTTTTCTCAAAAAAATAAAGGCATTGTACCAGAGATGGTTGATTTTTATTATCAAAAAAGAAAAACAATTCAAACAGAGCTCAAAAAATATAAAAAGGAATATGCTAATAAAGAAGATATAACAAATGATCGCAAATCATTTCTAGAAACAAAGATAACACAATTAAATGCAAAACAACAAAGTATAAAGATCTTCATTAATAGTTGTTACGGTTATTTTGGCAATAAACATGCACCTATTGGTGACGATGATATTGCATCGTCAATTACATTGACAGGACAAGCAGTAATTAAGCAGGCTCGCGAAATTGCAAAAAAATACATTTCAAAGCATAGCAATATTACGGAGGAAAAGACTTTAGAAACTGTTGCAATATATGGTGATACAGATAGTGTGGTTGCAAATACAATAGTACAAACAAATTTAGGAACGTGCGAAATAGGTGTACTTTATGATAACTACAAAACTACACAAAAACAAGTAACTACACACGGCCACGAAATTATTGATGTATCAGATAAAAATTTAAAAACATTTACATTTTGTAGTAAAACAAATACCGTAAAATGGGGAAAGATTAAAAATCTCATTAGACATAAAGTCAGTAAGAAAAAATATAAAATTGTAGTAAACAACAAAGTTCTGTATATGACAGAAGATCACGGGTGTATGGTTGTGCGTAATGGCAATCTTGTCCGTGTTAAACCCTGTGAAATTGATATTGAGTCTGATAAAATCATAACAATTGATTAACACTTACGCAGATACATAATAGCTGTATCTGCATAAATATATATTGTATGAATAAAAAACGAATTTCGGTGGTGCTAGATCCTAACAACACCAATACATTTATAATATGCAAAATTTGCAATAAAAAATTTACACAAATTACACATACACATATTAAACATCATAATTTAACTATAGATCAATATGCTGAAAAATTTTCTCTACAAAAAGAAGATTTGTATTGTGTTGATATTCTAAAATTACGTAGAGTTACACTGGAGAATATGATTAACCGTTGGGGTGACCTAGAAGGTAAACGCAAATGGGAAGAATACAGAATGAAGCAATCTCATTCCAATACATTCGAATACAAACATGAAAAATTTGGTTGGTCTAAAGAAGATTTTGACAATTATAATAATAGTCGTGCAGTTACACTCAATAACATGATATTGAGACATGGTGAAGAGGGTGGTAAACAAAAATGGCAAAATTATTGTAAATTACAAGAAACAGCCGGTTGCAAACTTGAATATTTTATAGAAAAATATGGTAAAATAGAAGGTGAAAAAAAGTTCAACGAAATCAATCGTTCAAAATCATTAAAAGTTGAAAATTTTATAAAAAAATATGGAGAAGAACAGGGCGTGCAAAGATGGGAAAGTTATATTAAAAAAGTACAAACTAAAAGAAGGCAATCAATATTAGCTAATAATTTATTTTGGGATATATTAAAATTGCTACCCGCGACAGATCATGATAATATTTTCTTTGAAGCAAAGAATCACGAATACTTTTTTGCGCACCTGGGATATAAAACTATTTTTGTGGATTTCTATGACATTTCGAAGAAAAAAATTATCGAATTTTTAGGAGATTACTGGCACGGTAATCCTGAGATATATACACCTGATTTTATAAACAATCAGACAAAACTAACAGCTAAAGAATTATATGAAAAAACGTTAGAACGCAATTTTCTTTTAGAGAATATTCATGGTTGTAAAGTTTTAATGATTTGGGAAAATGATCTACTAAAAGATAGAGATGCAATTATAAAAAAATGCTTACAATTTTTAAATGAAACAATTTAATATATCAAATATAGATGAGGTAACGTGCGTTGGCTCCTTCGAAGACGAATATGTTTATGACATTGAAATGGAGTCTGATACAGAACACACATTCTTTGCAAATGACATTTTAATTCATAATTCCTGTTATTTATCTCTTAGGTTATTGCCCATTGAATTTAGTAAGAATGGAAAGATTACAAAAGAAGGTTATTTTCACGCTGAAGAATTAGAGAAGTACTTAAACCAAGAAATTCAAATTTGGGCAAAGAATACACTTAATTCAAATGATTGCAGATTAGCATTTAAGAGAGAAGCTATGGCTGATGTTGGTCTTTTCTTAGAAAAGAAACGATATGTTTTGCATGTATTGGATGATGAGGGCATTCAGTGTGATAAATGGAAGTATACTGGAGTAGATGTTGTTAGAACAACGATGCCGCGCAATGTCAAACCATATGTAAAGAAGATTATTGAAACAATGTTAACCACAAAATCATGTGCTAAGACAAATGAAGTTTTAAAAGAAGCTTATGATGTGTTTCAAGCGTTACCTATTGAAGATGTATCCAGAACAAGCGGTATTAGAGGTTATGAGAAATATGCAAATATGTGCCACGACTTCAAAGTAAGTAAAGGTATGCCTAATCATGTTAAGGCTGCTTATTTTCATAATCTCTTATTAGATAAAATGAACTTAACAGGAAAATATGAAAGAATTGCTTCTGGTGATAAAATCAAGTATTTCTATGTTCAGACTCCTAATAAGTATGGGATTGAAAGTATTGGATTTAAGTATGTATTTCCTGAAGAATTTAGATCAGTGTTCTTACCAGATAGAGAATTGTTATTTGAAAAGATTGTATATGCTGCTGTCGAAAGATTTTATCAATGTGTTAATTGGACACCAAGGAAACCAAGTGAACAGGTATTATTTGAATTAGATGATTTGTTTGGCGAGTAACCAGTTGATAATTAAATCAATTTTCATAAAATATAAAAGATGTCGAAACTAATTTTTATTGACCAAATTGGAAGAACTATTATTGGTGAAGAGCAATCACGTGAAGGTGGTCGTCTTCAGGTTAAAAACCCATGCATGATTAATGTTAATCAATTGCAAAATGGACAATTACAAGTTCAATTGTTTCCTTTGTTTTTTCCTGAATTCCTTTCTGAATCTTCAAGGAGTAGTGGTTCTATTTTTGATTTTAATCTTGACAACCTTGCTCTTGGGGTCGGTGTAGAGGTAGACGGGCGTTTATTGGAACAATATACACGCATTTGTAACCCACCGCCTACTCCTCAAACCAATGAAGAACCCCCCGTGATTAAGTTGTTTGATGAATAATTTTGTTTGCTGAGTGTTGTGTGTAAAATCCCGAGAGATTAATCTCTCGGGATTTTTTTATGTCATAATTTAATATAAATCATGGACAAAGATCTATTAAAATCATTAGAAATTTTAGACGACGGTAATCCTTTTGCGACCTTTTTATCACAATCTACTTTATCAGTTATTGATAAATGGATTGATACAGGATCCTATGTATTAAATGCTATTATTTCTGGAAAGATTCGTGGTGGTGGTATACCTTCTGGTCGCGTTACTATGTTATATGGAGAATCACAAACATTTAAATCTTCTTTGGTTATGAAGATTCTTGCCAATGCACAAAAACAAGGTATGATTCCTGTTATTTTTGATACTGAAAATGCCGTTGATCCAGAGAGTGCTGCGCGATTAGGATTAGATACAACAAAGGTAAAATATGTACCAACATTCAATGTTGAACAATGCCGTAATGCTATTCATAAGTTTTTAACATCTGTTAAAGAAAAAGGACAAGAAGGTAAATTCATTATTGCTATTGATTCATTGGGCAATCTTGAAAGCCAAATGGAACAAGCACGTATTGAAAAAGATTCAGTAGCGCCTGATATGGGTTCTAGAGCTCGCGCTATTAAAACCCTATTAAGAACTGTAACACAGCTTTCTGCTATTACCAAAACACCCGTCTTGATTACAAATCACCTATATGATAATCCAGCAGAATTGCATCCTTCATTAGTAAAGACTATGCCTGGCGGTAAATCGGTTATTTATATGCCTTCTGTATCGGTTCAGTTAATGAGGAAGCCAGTTAAAGAAGATGTAGTCAAGTCGGATTCTTCGGGGTTAGCTACTTTCCAACGCAATTATGTAGGTATTATTATCAGAGCATTGACTTCTAAGAATCGTTTTATTAAACCATATCTTGAAGGTGAATTGTATGTATCATTTACAAACGGTGCTGATAAGTATCATGGTTTATTAGATTTGGCAGTTGGATTAGGAATTATTGAACAATCAGGTGCTACATATGCATTCAATGGCGAAAAGTTAGGATATGCAAAGAGCTTTTTAAATAATACAGAATTTTGGGAAAATGATATTATTCCGTTGATTGAAAAGAAAATTGCAGTTGAATGGGCGTATTCTTCATCAGAAGATGCAGATTCTGCAGAAGTAGAGGATGAAGAATAAATAATATCATGCATAATGATACAGATTTAATCTTCGAAGCTTATAAAGAAATTTACTCAGAAGGATGGAAAGATGTTGTTGCTGGTGCTTCATTAGCACTAGCAGCTGCTATGGGTGCTGTTGGAGTAAAACATGCTGCTACAGAATTTGAACGTGGATTACCCAATTTAAATGCACCTCAAATGGTAGATGCGTCTAAAGTAGACACATATCTCGGAAAGGTAGCTCATATAGCAGGTTTAGACCTAACAAAAGCAAGCCCTGAAGATAAAGAAATGTTGCAACAAACATTAAAAAAACATTACCAAGCATTGCAAATGATTAAAGAAAAAGGAACTGATTCACAAAAAAAATCAGCTGCACATATTTTAAGAACTATGCAAAACGTTGCAGGTAATAAATATAACCTCGCCCGCTTATAGTATTTGATAAAATAATTATTGTTTTTATAATAACCACATGACTAGTACTCATGTGGTTATTCCTTTTTCGGGCGGTATGGATTCTTCTGTTTTGGTGCATTTAGCCTTATCAGAAGGATACAATGTTCATATTCTATCCTTCAATTACGGACAAAGACATTCACAAGAATTGGTTTGTGCTTCTAAACAAATTCAAAAATTAAAGTCTTTATATCCTAATTTGAAGTCATATAAGACCATTGATGTATCTTATATTAAAGATATTGCACCTACTTCTTCATTGACAAATAATGATATTGAAACACCAGATGTGCGTAAAATTAAAGGTGAAGCACAACCAAAATCATATGTTCCGAACCGCAATATGATGTTTTTATCTATTGCAGCAGCATGGGCAGAATCAATTGGTGCAACAGAAGTTTGGCATGGTGCAGCACAAGCAGATTCATTGGCTGGGTATTGGGATGGTTCACCAGAATTCTTGGAATCTATTAATAATGTTCTATCATTGAATAGAGAAAAAAGAATTACAATTAAAGCACCATTAATTGAATTAAGTAAAGCAGAAATTATTAAATTAGGTGTTAAGAAGAAAGTAGACTTTAGTTTAACATATACATGCTATTCAGGTGAAGAAAAACCAGATGCATATTCAGCATCATCCTCATTAAGATTGCAAGGATTTATTGAAGCAGGTTATAAAGACCCACTTCAATATAAACAACAAGATCAATTAGAAGAAGCTTACAGAAAAAAGAATTGTAAGGATATTATCCTCTAAACAATTCTTCCATACGATAAGCAAACTGTTTGCGTTTGATATATTGTTCTTGCAATAAGCGATCAGTTTGCTTAGCTGTTAATTTTTTAGATTCTGTATAAGAAGTTAATGCTTTGACAATTTCTTCATACATTTCTGCAACATCATCATTGTCAGTAGTCAAAGGATATAAATTTTCAATTAGTTGATCCACAAAATCAGCTGCTGTGCCGGTACGTAAAACATCAACAGCTGAAATAATACCTTCTGTTACATCATCATTATCCATAATAATGTTGCTGAATTTTTGTAAAATGGCTGTTACCATTTGAATAGCTTTTAGTTTATCCTCTTTAACGGGCGTTTCATCCTCTAGTTTAATTATTGTAGCTACACCATTTAATTTGCTCATTACCTTAGACCATTCATTCACCTTAAAGCGAACATCCGGTGTTTGTTCATCTCCGCCTTTCTTTGCAACATATTCTTCGGCGGGTGCAATTGCTTTATGAGCCCAAATATTACTAGATACATCTTGCATGTAATCGGTTGGTTTAGATTCAATAGAAGTTTTTAAATTTTCTACTAAAGTTGCTACGGCCGTATTAATGACTTTTGAACCAAAACCCTTTAATTTCATGTCATTAATTTTTTGCAAAGAAATACGATGTTCAACTACACCATGACGAATTCTATTTCCAGCAGCATCAAATAAACCCGTTGCTTCTTTTTCTATTATTTTATATTGTTGCACGAAATCATTAAATGCTAAAAATTGATCGGGTGTATTTTTAATCAAAATCATTCCGTTAATACCATCATCAGTATTTTCATTAGTAATTAAATTCGCACCTTCTATTTTAAAAGATATATCTGAATCGCCTTTTTTCGCGAAAAATATCATATCACCTACTTTAAAATCGGATGATCTGCATGTGAATGATGCGTTAGCTGTTACATTAATTAAACCACCCGCATCAGCGCTAGTCAATTCACCGCCATTTCTTGCCTCACTATCTTCTTGACCTAACTTTGCTGCAAATTCATCATTTTTGTTATTGCAATCACGAATGATAGCAAATCTCAACATTTTAATAATTAACTTATTGAGGCGATCGATAGTTCCGGTTTCAATGCTATTCTTATAGTACTTATTAGCATATTGTTCGATATATTTGTTTAATTCACCAAAATAAGCTTCTCTGGCTTCTAAAAGTAATGTTTCGTCGATACGTGATGCCCAACCTGGTGCTCTTAAAATAGACATACCAATATTTATTGATTTTTTTAAAAATAAATGTAATATAGATGCATATTATGTGCGCAATTTACGGCTCAAAAGATAGAACCCTTTTTGATATACTACATGATGTCACTATTGATAGAGGCACATTTGCTTCATCATTCGCCTTTTTGGAACATAAAAAAAGAAATTTATTCATATCGCGACATAAAGGACATCCTAAAAAAATGGATAATATAGATCCGGAAAAATTATTTTCTAATTGCAAAAATAAAAATGTAACACATTATTTGGGTCATAATCAAGCACCAACATCCTCACAGCGCGAACATGATACAACTACATCACATCCCTTTGTAGCACATAATTGGGTCGTTGCACATAATGGTGTATTAACAAATTATAAAGAAATTAATAAAAAATATTGTGCTTGGAATAAAAATCCCGTTGACTCTAGTAATATTCCTCATTTATTTCATGCATTAGAAACAAAGACACCAGATAAATCAGAAGAAGAGATTATTTGTGACGGCCTCTCTTTATTAGAGGGAACATTTGCATTATGGATCTTTAATGAAAAAACGGGTAATATCTTTATTTGCAGACAGGGCAGTACATTATTTGCAAATGAAAAGGGTGATTTTTGTTCTATTCAATCAAAAAATTGGTTTGAGCTCGAGGAAGGTGTACTTTATAAAGTAACCAGAAAGCTTGAATTGGCCGGCAACTTCAAAAACACATCTCCATTTTTTACTTTATGAAAAATTTAATTGTTACATGCACACAAAAAAATAAACATTTTTTTCAAGATACAGACATTAATAAATCTTATAATGATTGCAATCTAAACAAAGATTTTGAATTAGAAGTCTTTTATCAAAATAAAGAAGGTTTATCAAAACAATATAATACCATTTTAAACGATTCAAAATACAGTGAATATGGGTGGATTGTATTTGCACATGATGATGTGTATATTGATGATGCTCGACTTTTACAAAAATTAAACGAAGCTAAAAAATTAGAATATGACATTGTAGGGCTAGCGGGGGGATTGAATCCTAGAATTGGGGGTATTAATCTATGGCATCTAATGACAGATAGAAAAGATCATCGAGGATTTGTAGCTCATCCTGTAAATGAAAAACAAATGATGGTAACAAATTTTGGCCCATCACCTGCTAGAGTAGCTATTATTGATGGATTGTTTTTTGCAGTATATCAACCAAAAGCAAAAGAGGTTGGTTTTAATTTTAATGAAAATTATACTTTTCATCATTATGATATTGCAGCTTCAATTGAAGCCAATAAGAAAAAATTGAAAATTGGTGTTTACCCTATTAATGTTGTACATAGATCACCCGGATTACTTTCTGTAGAGAATCCGACATGGAAGTCCAGTAACGAAACGTTTATTAAAGAATACGGTGTAAAACCAAAAGACACCAAATAATATAAAGCATGGATAAAATTGATTTAGATCATTTTGAAAAGATCTTCTGTCTCAAAATGATCACTGATGAAGAATATTTCTCTTCAGTAGTTGATAGTACAGACCCAGATTATTTCCGCGATAAGGATGTTAAAGCAATGTTCTTATTGGTAAAAGAATATTTTGAAAAGAGAGATTGTTTGCCCAATCTCTCTGAATTGAAAAATTATCTCATTACACAAGAATTAAAAGATTCATTCAAGAATGTATTATTAATGATTCAATCATTAGATAAAAATTATAATCATGATGAATTAATTAAGAATACAGAAAGATTTTTAAAAGAAAGAGCTGTATATAAAACTATGTTGGATGTTGCTGATAAGTTGCAACAAGGTAAAGCAGATACTTCATGGGTACTAGATCAATTTGAAAAGACATGCAATATTAATTTGACTACGGATATCGGTTTAGATCTTTATCACAATCCCGAAAAATTAATTAAAGAATTGAATTCTGATGAACCAGTTATTCCTTCGAAATGGGAATGGTTAGATGAAAAGTTAAATGGCGGATTCATGCAGAATGGTAGAGCGTTATACATCTTTGCGGGACAAGCAAATGTCGGTAAGAGTATTGTATTAGGTAATGTAGCAAAGAATATTGCAGAGCAAGGTAAAACAGTATTACTCGTGACATTAGAAATGTCAGAGATCATGTATGCAAAACGTATTGCTTCGTCGGCTACTAAGATACCGGTAAGAACATTGCGAGAAGAGTCAGAAACATTGAAAAATGCGCTCGAAGAAATTAAAGAGAAGAATCCACGTGGTCGCATTTTAATCAAAGAATTTCCGCCTTCTACAATTACACCAAATCAACTATCATCATTCATCAAAACATTAAGAAATAAAGGTATTTTTGTAGATGCAGTAGTCTTAGATTATTTGAATCTTCTTCATACACAGTACGGAAATAATTCATATGAAAAAGTCAAACACTTATCTGAACAAACACGCGCATTATCATATGTATACAATTGCCCCTTTATCACAGCAACACAATTAAACCGTTCGGGATATGATGTAGCAGAACCAACTATGCAATCATTATCTGAGAGTTATGGATTGGCTACTACGGGTGATTTTATTGCATCAGTTTATCAATTAGAAGAAGATGCTGAGCAAGGTGTGATGCGCATAGCTATGATGAAAAATCGTTTCGGTCCCAACTTCGGTTCCTCGGCATTTCGAATTGATTATTCAACACTTACTCTAAAAGAAGATCAGGAAATAGCTTCAATGGTAGATAGTACTGAATCAGCTCGTGATATGTTAGCTTCATTAGCAGACTAGTTGCATAAGATTCCATTTTGACTATATATACTCATATTCATGAGTAAGGAAGTCATATGGACTAATTATGGACTAGATGGTGCTGGATGTTGTCTCCTTCTGAAATGGCTCAGAGGAAATAACATTGAAATACAATATACTACTCCCAGAAAATTTCGGGATGATTTTCTTAAATGGCAATTAGAAAATGGTACTACCAAATACTCTCGTATATATATTACTTCTATTGATTTATCAAAATGCTTAGATGTTGCTGATAAATCAAATTGCGTAATTATTGATACGCATAAGTCACATGCTGAGCGTAAGCATTTATACACAGACGCTAAAACAGCAATTGCAGAGACTAGTTCAACCACTAGATTAATTTTTCGTTTATTCAAAAATGAATTATTAAAAATATTAACTCCTAAACAAATTAAGTTAATTAGTCTAATTGATGACTATATTTCTGGTAAAAATAAATTTAAAGAATCAAATTTTCTTAATGCACTATATTGGGGTGTTAGTGCTGATCGTTTAATTCAATTCATTAAACAATTCGATAATGGGTATAATGGATTTAATCAACAACAACAAAATGTAATTAATCTCCATTTTAAGCGCATATCAAAGACAGTATCAGAGTTGGATATATTTCAAGGCATTCTACCAATTAAAGGAAAGAAATATAAAATAGTATCTACATTTGCAGAAAATTATTTTCCTGAAATTTCTAATCATCTAATAGATGTTTATAATGTAGATATTGTAATGGTAGTCAATATAGGACTAAAGACTGTTTATATGCAACAGCGGGTTACATCAGATGCACCATTGCATTTG